CGGACAGTTTGTTCACTGTACATTCCTCTCCCTAGCACGCCGACGCACCGTAGCCAAATCGTACGTCACCACGACCCGACCACCACGCCGACGCCCAGACTTAGGCGTAGCCTTCACGGTACGCCCATCCAACATAGGTAATGTTCGTAGTTCATCCAACGTCACACCAGACACAAACGTGACAGGCTTGCCGTTGAACAAAACTGTATCTTCTGATGCCATAGCATCAGTCTATCGTCAAAACAGGTCGATCACAACCTCATCCATCACGCATCCATCAGGCGCCACACGCACCACGCACACACCACGCACAGATCACAGGCAGACCACGGGCAGACTGTACACTGTACAGATACGCAGAATCCCGGCCAGAAAAGAATCCAACGACCACGTTGGTGTTTGGATAGTCCGCCGATAGCGTTGCCAGTACTGGCAAACCCGCCAGACTGAGAAACGGAGACATGACATGAATGCACTAGCAGAACTAGGAACCGAAACAATCGCCGCAATCAAAGCGGCGGACCGTCACGGAAAGACAGCCACCACGGCAGTCGACCACGGGGCGGCTATCTGGCTGGCCCATGGCCGGGACGGCGGACGACTCACACCAGAGCGGACCGACGACCGATGCCAGTGGCGACTGGTCGACGGCAAGACGATCACTGGCCATGTCGGGACAGTGTCGGCCAATGACGGCAAGACTGGCGCCGCGCTGGCGCTGGCGCTCTCGCTGGACGAATCCCCTCCGACCACCGCGGGACAAGTCCACGCCGCGCTGGCCAACCTAGGGATCACCACCAGTGACACCCGGCCAATGGGCAAGGGACTGACCTACGTCGCCATGAACAAGAAACGGGACACGGCGAAGCACGTCCGGGACTACGTCAACAACTACGTCGCCACCCGCGACGCTGCCGTCGAAGATGGCAAGCGCCCCGGGACCGCCCGAAAAGTAGCCGTAGCCACTGCCAACAAGGCAGCGGGAATGCCAGCACCAGAAGGCAACGGCGGCGGCAACGACGAGACTGGTGACAACGTGGTCACTGTCAACCCGTCCACCGTCTGGCGCATGGTGGACGAGGTCACCCCCACCGACATAGGCGAGATCGTCCACGCCCTACGGACGGCCATCGCCATCGGCGCCATAGACACGGACAGGCTAGCCCAACTAGGCGGCGCCTTCGACGTGGTGCTACAGGAGGACCCGACCAACTAGGACACCATGCCTACCCGGGCAGCGGTCCGGGGCGAACGGGACCCGGCTGGCTACACGCTGGCCGGGTTCCTTCGCGTCGGGGCGGGAATGTACACGGTACAATCCCGGCCAGACTGGCCGACCCCGCCCATCCATTGCCCCACCCCCGGCCCCGACCCCCCGGGCATGGGGGGGGCAGGGGGGGGCCGGGATTACTAGGTATAGATATGGAGGGGCAGTGGGCTGCCGGACGGGTGTTTGGCTGCTCGGACTGTACACCTCATGGCATGGCATGGGTGTGACTCCCCCCATATGGTTACCCTGCGTGTCCCATGTTGCGAGCAGGGGTTTTGTCGATGGGACAGTTTGCGGCGGGACACTCGGGGGTGTGTTTTTAGGAGGTGTTGGATGCCGCAGAATGGTGGTGGCCGGGGTTGGAAGTGGGATGAGTCTTCGGGTCAGAAGACTATGCCGAAGAAGTGGACCCAGTTGTTGGATTGGTTGTTACAGGGTCCCGATAGGGATCCTAAACATCAGTATGAGTGGGCTGCTGAGAATGGGGTGCATGAGGATTCGGTGCGGCGCATTAAGCGTGATGTGCGTTTTGCGCGGGAGTGGGATCGTCGTGCGGCTGAGTTGAATATTCATCCTGAGCGGACGCAGTCGGTGATTGATGCGTTGCATCAGCAGGCTGTGGGTGGGAGTGTACAGGCTGCGTCGTTGTATTTGCAGTATATTGAGAAGTTTACTCCGAGGCGTCGTGTGGTGGTTGATGATGATCGTGAGGCTTCTGGTTTGTCGGATGGGGAGTTGGCTGAGGAGTTGTTGGCTCAGGTTCACCATTTGAGGGTTGTGGGGGATTAGGGTGGTTTGGCCGGAGGTTACTGCGCGGGTTGTGATGGGTCCGGGGTTTGATGGTGATGATGATCAGGTGTGGCGTGAGGAGGCGTTTGGTGAGCGTCCTGTGTTGGGGCCGTGGGGGGATCCGTTTCATGGTCCGGAATCTGATGAGCCTTTGGTGTGCGGGTTGGAGAATCCGGAGGTTTGTGAGTCGTGTCAGTGAGGGAGTGGGTGTTGTGCGGGGTGGTGTCGGTGCTGTTCGCGTTTATAGCCTTTATGGTTTGGGGTTTGGGTCGGACGTTACAGTCGTTGTTCGATTAGATGAGCCGTCTGACTGAACTTCAGCGTGAGGCGGAGTGGAGGCGTTGCACCGAGGATGAGTCGTATTTCTTACGCAAGTATTGGCATATTGCTCATCCTGCTCATGGTCGAATTTTGTTTAATCTCCGGGTGGCTCAGTCTGAGGCTTTGACCCATTGGGATAATAACCGCTATTCGCTGACTTTGAAGGCCCGTCAGATTGGGTGGACGACGTTGGTGGCGGCTCACCAGTTTTGGTTGGCGTTTTTTAGGGCGGATCAGAACATTATTGATCTGTCGCGTACGGAGCGTGAGTCGGTTTTGTTGTTGAGGAAGTCGAAGTATGGTTTTCAGCATTTGCCGGAGTGGATGGTGGAGCGTGGCCCGGAGTCGTTGGTTGAGCATCAGCAGAAGATGGCGTTTGGGAATGGAAGCCAGATTACTTCGATGCCTTCGGCATCCGATCCTGCTCGTGGCGAGTCGGCATCGTTGGTTGTGGTTGACGAATGGGCGTTCCTTCCCAATCCAGAAGAAGCATGGGCTTCGATAGAGCCTGTTGCTGATGTGGGGGGTCGAATTATTGGTCTTAGCACGGCGAATGGAAGCGGAAATTTCTTCCACGAGTTGTGGGTGGGTTCGTCCACGGGGACGAACAGGTTTGAGCCGATGTTTTTTCCGTGGTCTGCGGCGGAGGATCGGGATGAGTCGTGGTATGAGTCGAAGTGTGAGTCGATGTTGCCGTGGCAGTTGGCTCAGGAGTATCCGACGACGCCTGAGGAGGCGTTCATAAAGTCTGGGAATCCTGTGTTTGATTTGGATGTGTTGGAGCAGATGAACGCTGCTGTCGAAGAGGGTCAGGGCGGCTATTTGTGGCGGCCTGCGGCCCGTTTTGTGGAGTTTCGTAAAGATGCTTACAGTTTGGCGTGAGCCTGTTTCGGGTCATGCGTATTGTATGGGGGTTGATACGGCTGAGGGGTTGGTGCATGGGGATTATTCGTGTGTTCAGGTGTTGGATGTGCGTTCTGGTGAGCAGGTTGCGGTGTGGCATGGGCATATTCCGCCGGATACGTTGGCTAACGAGGTGTACAATCTGACGTTGTGGTATAATGATGCGTTGACTTGTGTGGAGTCGAATAACCACGGGTTGACGACGATCACCCAGTTGCGGCATTTGGGGCATCCGAACCTGTTTCGGAAGCGGATGTTGAATCGTTCGACTACGAAGGTGTCGCAGGAGTTTGGGTGGAAGACGACTCGTACGTCGAAGCCTTTGTTGATTGACGATTTGGGGATGGCGTTGCGGTCGGGCGAGTTGACGATCCATGATCGGTACACGTTGGCGGAGTTGCGGACGTATACGCGCAATGAGCGTGGTTCGATGGGTGGTTCGCCGCATGATGACCGTGTGATGGCTTTGGCGTTGTCGAATGAGATGCGCCAGTACGCGTTTATGCCTGAGTTTGCACCGAAGGTGGACGATTATTGGACTGTTGATTGGTTTGCGCGGATGGTGAAGGACGACCCGAATCCGGCTTTGAAGATCGGTTCCCATACGGTGCGTGGGACAGTCTGACCAGTTCCTGTAGAGGCTTTATTAAGACTTGGAGGTCTTTGTGGCTAAGAATTTTGTGTCGCACACAAACGGCACTGTGACGATTGACGGGCCGAACGGTCAGAACAACAAGATGGAGCGTGGTGGTTCTGTCGTGTCTAACCCGATTTGGGATGCTGCGGCGCCGAACTCTCCGAAGCAGCGGTTGGACAGCCCGAAGTACGCCAATCAGACTGGCGGCTATGGTGAGGTCGGCGTTCGTGAGACGCCGTTCAATCAGCATGGGCCGACGGGCAAGATTGAGCCGTCCAAGCCGCAGCCTGACCTGAAGGGTCATAACGCTGCACCACACACCAAGCGCCCCTAACGGTGGCTGTCCTCCCCCGGGAGGCGACCTACGGGCAGTTCCGCGACTATGTGGTGGGGCTGCGCGGCGAGTTGTCTTGCGCTGAATTGGATGACCTGTGGGAGCGGCGTCTAAAACTGCTTGGTATCGGCTTCGCAACTGGAGTGGGCTACCGCTCCACGTTGCCCCCCGACGAGCAGCATCTGACCCGCAACGAGCGCGGCCGAAAAGCCGAGAGGGAAGCGTTGTCTCAGGGCCGGAACATCGAACGTCTACCAGATAAGGCGTATTTCTGATGGCGCGTAAGACGCGGGTTGAGCAGCATGAGATTGTTCAGCGTCGCATAAGGTCGTCTGGTCGTTGGCGTGACGAGGAGGGCTACGACAGCCTGTGGCGTCGCATGAACGATTTGTACCGTGGCAAGCATTGGCCGCGTACCACCGCCAGCAGCGAAGACTTGATTGCTGTCAATCTGGCGTTTAGCACGGTGAATGTTATTGCGCCGTCTGTGTCGGTGAATCATCCCAAGATTGTGGTGTCTCCGACGTTGCCGCAGGATGGCGACAGGGCCACGTTTGTTGAGGCCGTCATCAATTACATGTGGCGGCATCACGATTTCCGCAATCCGTTCCGACGCGCCGTCAAGGATTTCCTGATTTTCGGCCACGGCTGGCTGAAGGTTGGTTGGAACTTTGTGGAGCAGGAGCGGTCCTTGGGGGATACGGAACGTCAGGAACTGGCAGAGGACGCCATGTTTGAGGCGAACCTGTTCGGGGCCGAGAACCCCGAGTTGGCGGGTGGTTTGCCCAGCGACGAAGAGTTGACGGCCATGATCCCTCAGACCAGCATGTCGGTTGTGGAGGATCAGCCGTTTGTGGAGCGGATCTCTCCGTTCGACATGTTCGTCGATCCGGAAGCGACCTGCATGGCGGATGCGAAGTGGATCGGCCAGCGTGTTATCCGACGCTTAGAGGACGCCAAGACGGACAAGAACTATAAGCCGTCGGCCCGGAAGCGGCTCACCGCCGACGCAATGCTGTACCCAATGTATGAGTCTTCTAGCCGTCAGGAACGCGAAGAGTTTCTGATGGAAGAGGAACGGGTAGCGATATACGAATACTACGACATCGCCAATAATACGATGAGTGTGTCGTCGCTGACTGGCGACGAATTCTTGGTGGATCCAATCCCCATGCCGTACGCGTACGGACAGCCGTTTGTCATGTTACGAAACTATGACGTTCCGGACTATTTCTACCCGATGGGTGATCTGGAAGCGATTGAGTCTTTGCAGTTGGAGTTGGACAAGACCCGCTCCCAGTTGGTGAA